TATGGAAGATTACGGTTTTAGACGCTTTCTTGCGAATGCGGCAACTGTCTTTCGGCATACGCCGTATCTTCTGGCAATGACGCTTTTTGAGACTTTTGCGTCAAGTAAAGACTGTATTTCTATCTCATTACCTGATAATTTTAGCCTGACAGACTTACTGCCAAGCGGTCTGCCAAGCGTAACACCTTCCGACCGTTTTCTGGCTAACGCTTCCTTAGTCCTTTGAGATATTAGACCACGCTCTATTTCTGCGGACATTCCAAAGGCAAATGCAAGAATTTTAGCCTGAATATCGTCTCCAAGACGGTAATTGTCTTTTATAGTCCATATTTTTACACCATTTAACAATAAATCATTCAAAATAGAAATTATCATAAACAGGCTTCTTCCAAGCCTTGACAACTCGGAACAGATGATTAGATCGCCTGTTTTTGCACCGTCAAGCAAAGAACCTAAAAGGCGTTTTTCGGGCAGCTGTGCGCCGCTTATTGTTTCCTCGATCCATTGGTCAATGGCTAAATTATTATGTAAACAAAAACGTTCTATTTCAAAACGCTGATTATCAACCGATTGTCTATCTGTACTTATCCTGATATAACCGTAAACCATAAATACCCCCGTTATCTTCATTACTTAAACTGTAACTTTTTAACGGACGATTAATGTTCTCAGTTTTCATAGCTACAATTTTACTTATGGAGACAGAAAAAGAGTATTTTCAAGAGGTATTTCGATAAATGAGCATAGTTTCTTCCATAAAGCGCTTCTTCCAGACAAGAGACGAACTCTCTCTAATCAACATAAGGCGTGAGTTTTGGGCATTATGGCTAATATTCCCATTAACGGTCATTTTAGGCGATTTTCGTTATTTCAACCTGAACATCGAGTTTTTTAGATTACAATCCTATGAGTTAATGCTTTACCCATTAGGGCTAGGCTGGCTTGTTTTGGTATTTATCCCAAAACGATATATAATTCCGCTTCTAAAAATCGCCGCTGTTTGCTGCGCCGCCATTCTGCCGTTTCAATTACTGCTTACCGCTGAACTGCCAAAACTTGCATTCTTTATGGCGTTCCAGTTTTTTAACGGTATTTGCGCCGCCTGCGCGTTCTCAATATTTTGTTTCAAGTTAAATAATATCGAACGGCTTTTCGGCATGGCGATGATACTTTTCTATTACGGTCTTTACTACATTTTTTACAGACAATTCCCTGCCGTACAAGCCGTTTACAAACAATGGGGTGGAATTGCAATAATGGCTTTTTATCTTGTTGTTGTCTTTTTACTGGATAGAAAGTTAAATAAACCTGTATTTAATGATGATGAAATCGCAAGAACGGCTGACACTAAAAGTTCAAATATCAAAACCGTTATCGCTCTTCATATCGTTTACTACTCAATTATGTGTATGATCAATTATATTGAGAGCGCAGATAATATTATTTTCAGTCTGCCTTACGGTCTTGGTCAGTTTTCATCAATAATCATGATCGCTTTAATAATGATCGTAATAAATCGTAACTCTTTGTATATATGGCTGATGTTTCTTGCTTTCTCGCTTTTAGGCTTAACCATTGTCAATTACAATTCCGAAGCGGCTCATTTTGCGGGATCGCTTGTTTACGGCTTTGGAGACGGATTAGGCTACATCATAATTTATTATCTATGTTCGGGCGCGATAAAACAAAGCAAATCTGTAAAAATGTGTAAGTTATTTTGCTTTATATTGTTTATAGAATACTTTTTTATATCAGGCGTTTTCTCGCAAATCTTTGACCGTTACGAAGGGTCAAGCCATACAATCGCTATTACCGTAGTGGTTATATTATCTGTTTTTTGTTTATTAATAATGCCGTATCTGCAAAAAAAGCTGTTCTCAAAAGACTGGACTGACGGACAGAATTTGAAAGATATACCCGAATACACACAAAGGCTTGCCAAAACAGAAGTCGTCAATATCAAAGAACAACTGGACTTAACCGAAAGGGAAAATGAAGTTTTTATCCTTCTTTTGGAAGGTATGTCTCTAAAAGATATTGCCTACACCTTAAAAGTTAGGTTTCCAACAGTAGATTTTCATAGAAGTAATTTATATCGGAAATTAAGCATAAACAGCAGGTCAGAACTATCTGCCAAATATAGCTCTGTAAAACAGGTTTCAACTACTATAAATCAATGAACCTATGAAGATTCATAGGTATAAAACTCCTATTTTAATAAAAAACAGCCTTACCTATGAAAATTCATAGGTAGCCAAATCACTATTTCTCCTATAAAACAGAAAATAGTCATGCCATTTTTGGCTTTAATTTTGAAAAGACGGTGATTTTACTTAAAAAGAGGAGATTTTTTCTGTTCACTGTTTCTATGCTTTTTTCGTTTGTCCTCTGCCTATTCGCACAGTCTGCTCCCGAATGGATCAGCAGCCTCGAAAGAGCCTACCCAAGCCGAGACTGGATAGCGGTAGTCGCCGAATGTACAAGCAGAGCGCAAGCCGAAAACGCCGCAGCTTTTAAAGGATTTTTCGTATGCAAGGCAAGTTATACAAATCAATGTATAACCAGAGCGGCGGTCAGTAATGTGTAATTAAGCCTGTATAGGCTTTTTTATAATTTGTCTTGCAGACATAAAATGCAAAAGGGGTGTTATATGAAAAACACAAACAACGTATCGAAAATACGAATTATCGGGATCATCGCAATAGTTGCGATAATCGGGCTTGCGGCTTCTTGTTCAGGCGGAGGCGGCGGTCTTAGCGGAACATATGTTCATGAATTAGGTATATCCTATTCTTTTTCAGGAAAAAAAATGACAATGGACGCTAACGGCAGCAAAACTGAATTCACCTATGAAATTAAAGACGGAAAAATATTTACAACATCGGAACATGGAACAGGCGAAATGGAATATTCACTTTCAGGTAACACACTTACAATTAACGGACAGCCGTTTGTAAAAAAGTAGTTATATATTAATGCCGTCAGTATTGACGGCATAATTTTTAAGGAGGAAAAACTATGGCTACAGTAAAATTTGATGAAGGAACAAAGTTTGAAACATCAATGAACTTGGAAGAAGGCGAAGGCGTTATCTTTGTAAAGCCTTTGAAAAATAAAACAGAAAGAGCGTTAGGTTTTAAGGTCTGGACAGTAACGATTGTAATAACAAATAAACGTCTTGTTACTATCCCGCAACCACCGAATAAAAAGAACATTCAGACAGAATCTTTTTATTATAAGGATATAAAAAACGCAAAAGGAAAATCAGCGATGACAAGCTCCGGCGAAGATACAAACGCTTTATTTTCAATCATTATGAACGAAAAGGGAAGCTCGACATATGAAGCGGACAAAAAAGGAGACAACGGGTTTTTCAGTATCAAAATGGAAATGAGCGCATTTAATATCATTGGTTCATTTGTTAAAGATATACAAAGAGGTATAGCAAATAACGCTGCTGTAACAAATGCGGCTATATCAACATTTGACCGCCCTCACTACACAGACAAGTCTGTTGATAAATACTACGAGGCGATGAATAAAGCGGCAAAAGAAAGAGCCGCAAGTTTGGATTTCGCCAAAGCGGGACATAAAGACATTCGGGATTATATTGTCGATGTTGTAAACTTTTGTGTTGAAGAAACGAAAAAATAAGGAAGAATTTTATGGCAAATCAAATTGGTGAAGGTCAATGGCAGGGATTAGACGGTAAAATTTATGCCAGTGAAGGCGAAGCAAACACGCAAAGCGGAAACGTTGTTATTGGCGGCGGTGGCGGAGGCGGCGGTGGAGTCGGTAACTCAGGTTTTATGCGAGGATTTAATGCCGCAATGGGCATACTCTCTTTTCTTCCTGGATTTGTCGCAAATGCTGTTGGTTTTGTTTTTTCAGGATTACAAGGTTTTGTTGGCAGAATTTTACAATCAATAATTTTTGCATTAGCCGCAGTATCTTTCGGAATAATGGCAATCGCTCCTTTGTTACCAAAAGAATTTGACACTTCAATATCCAGTGGAACATTGTGGATCATTGCAGGTTTTGTAGCTGTTTGGTATTTTATATGGCATTACCGCGCTGTAAGATGTATGGAAGGAGGTTTTGGCGGTCTTTTAGTCAATCCTTTTACAATAATGGTTTTCGGCGCACTTTTTATGTTTCTTGTTATAGTATTTACACCATTGAAAAATTCACCTATACAGGATTTTTTCGTATTGGGTATACCAATTATTGCCGCAGCCCTTGTTTATTTTATTAGCGCAATTCCCTACATAAAACAAGCAGCAGAGTTGAGAAGAACAAAACAACCATTGCCTGAAGAAGATGAAGAAGAAAGGTTAGACGAAAAAATATTTGAATTTATTGAAGATAATGGCTTAGTTCTATTTATAACCGGAATTGTAATAACAATAGGTGTTATAGCTGTCGGTATCATATTACATTCAGAAATATTTAAACCTCTTAACTTATCAATGGGTTTATTGGTAATTGGAGTTTGCGCTGTTCTGTCAGTAATGACTTTTATCGGTTTGAAACTCGGTTACGAAAAAAAAGTGCTGAGAATTTTTGTGTATGTTGCGTTTGTCATAGCGCTTTTTGGCGGTTATTGCGTTTTAAGAGGAGGCAGTCAGGCATTACCAAACGTTTTTTATGATATTGCCAAATTGGAACGCCCGGCAGAAGAACTTCCTGCAATAGTAACCATTAATAAAAGAAGTACAAATAGCGTAACGTTTTCTGTAAAAATCTATTCAGTACCTAATAAAAAAGTTGGTAAAATTATTAAAGAAATTAATCCAAACGAGGTCTTAACTATGACTGGCAAAGTGGTTAATCCAAGAACCAGCAATCAAAGGTTTGATTGGGTTGAGGTTACACACGGTGATGATACAGGTTGGTTAAATTTACCTGGTATAGATTGGTAATTTCTTACATTCAAAAGGCATACGCAAAAGTGCCTGACATCGTAATTGTTTTGGTACTTTTGCATTGTTTACGCAATTCACCTGTTACATAAATTGAATAGTGTCGTTATGTACTGTATTGAAATGTATATAACGAAAAAAAAGAAAGGAAAAAATTCTGAGAATATATAAAAATAAATATTAATCACAATTAACAATGGGGTGAAAACTTACATTTTTATTTGAGACAGAGAGCATGGAACAATCAAACCTACGGTTTGGCGCGGAGTTAGAAATCGTGAAGGGCTTCTGACCATGCAAATTGAACCTTGCTCTCTTTTTTTATAATAAACCAAAAAAATAACCAGAACAAGTAAAAATTAAAAACGCCGGAAAATAATGCCTCAAATTCAAGGATAATCCATATCTCATTTTGACATCATTCTGTCTATTTCTTACATTAATATAAATTTACAATATATACCCGATATTGTCAAGTGTATTTTATCGGTATGTTCGGGTGTATAAATCATATTCGGCAAATTACTATAAAAAAGTAATATGGGTGATAAAACAGCGGAACTAAGAAAAATCTTATCAATGAACATTAAGAAACACAGAGAACGTCAAGGTTTAACACAGGAAAAACTAGGCGAAACAGCAGGAATATCCGCTAACATGATAAACGACATTGAAGGTTGCCGCACATGGATAAGCGACAAAACTCTCGTCAATCTGGCGGAAGCCTTAAAAGTCGATTATTACCGCCTATTTCTCCATGACACCCAAATTGACCCTGACAAAGAAAATACAGCCGTAAAAGACCTAACCCAAGACCTTCAAAAAATCCGCACAGACCTCGTAACCAGTTTTGACTGCGCATTAAAATCATTAAACGCCGAACAGTAAAGAACAGGTTACGCAATAGAACAGTTGGAATTTTTATTCGTGCTGAGGAGTCTAATAACCCACCCTTTAGGGCATTTAATAGAAGTAGAAGAAAAATCAAAGATCACAATTTGTGATCTTTAGCTTGAATTGGCTTCTGTTGCCTTTTTAAAAAACGAAGGTAATATATCACAAATCGCAAAAATGGACTTTTTTCACATATTATGTTATAACAATGTTATGGCTAATCAATTAACACAAATTAAAAAAATGATATATGATATTCGAGGTCAAAAAGTCATGCTCGACAGCGACCTTGCGGCATTATATGAGGTAGAAACATTTAACCTGAACAAAGCCGTAAAACGCAATATCGAGCGTTTCCCTGATGATTTTATGTTTCAATTAACCAAAGAAGAATGGGAAAACTTGACATTCCAAATTGGAATATCAAAAAACCAACAACATGGCGGCAGACGCTACATGCCGTATGCGTTTACCGAACAAGGCGTTGCAATGTTAGCGTCAGTCCTTAACAGCCCCAAAGCAGTAGGAGTAAATATCAGCATAATGCGAGCATTCGTTAAATTACGTCATTATGTCCTTTCAAAAAGCGATAAAAACAGCCAAATCGCAGAACTCCGCAAACTCCTAATGCTCCACATAGAAAACACCGACTACAAACTTTTAGAACAAGACAAGACAATAAAACAAATCATCATTGCCTTAAATAATCTTATTGAAAAACCGCCAAAGACTAAACAGATAGGGTTTGGAACGAATTAAAACTAGTTTATATGAATTAAATTGAAAAAGTATATTTATAAATAATTTTTTATTTTCCTTTTTTCTTTACTATATTTTTACTTATTTTTATTAATTCATCTTCTTCATTAATATAGAGTTCTTTTAATAAATAATCAATTAACCGATAACCGTCTATAATATTTTTAACTTTGTTATCATCTGTATGGCTGCCTACATTTCCAATCCATCTAATAGCATTTAAAAAATATTTATATTTATTATATTTTACACAAAATTTATCTATTCTATTTCCTAAATTCATATTAAGTAATTTACCTTTTTTTGATTTATATTTTTTTGGTATTTTAAACAAATCCAATAATTTTTCAATACAATATCTTAATCGGTTGGCACACGCCGCTTTATCAATCCAGAATAATGAGAAAGAAGAAAATAAAATCAATCGTATTTCTGCTGGATATTTAATATCTAAATGAATTATTAATGGTGCTCTTTCAAAATATTCTGGAAAACAAATTTCTTCATATGTTACCTCAATTTGATCTTTAAAATATCCCAATTCATGATAAACAGTATTTACTTTTAACTTACCTGAAACTGCGATTTTCTCATTACAGCTTTTATTATTACATTGAACAAATCCGTAAAAACCATAATTAAACCATTCACTTTCATAATCCTCCATATTATAAATATTTTGATTATATTTTTTATATTCGACTTTTATAATGTTCTTTTCAGCAGCTATTAAATGTCCTTTTTCACAATCAGGGCAAATTAACTCTGTATCAGAGTTAATAGAAAAACTTCCATTTTTAAAAACTGATAAATTGATTTTATTCATCATTTATTAACTTAACCTATAATAAAATTTTAGGAATGGTATGCCGTTCTGGTATAAATATTATTCTATACACCTCATATATAAAAACAATATTTAACTTTAAGACTTCTTCCATTTCCTGTCTATTTCTCTACCGTAGTGAGTAACAAGTTTTTTAACAGTATCTTTCTGCTTTTTATCGTCAATATAGTTATCAATCATCATATTAACAAATTCGCACATCAAATTGATATATGCGTTTATGCTTTTTGAAACTTCATCATTATTAAAACCAATCTTATTATTAGCCGCTTTCGGATCATATGTAATTCCATTATCGACAGAAAAGGCGTTTGATAATCCCACATAACTAGACATAACATAATATTTATAAAGTCTTTTTTCTTTGGCGAGCCTTACAAACTTAATAAATACTTTTTTTCCTTTCATGTTTTTAGCAAAACATAAATCATTGCTTTCAAAATCCTTGCCGTATTTTTTTGCTAACTTTTCCTTTTCCGCTTTCGTAAGTTTTACGCCTGTTAATTTATTTTTCTGCACCGTTTCATATTCATTAAATAGCTTCGCTTCTTCTTCTGTTCCCTTAGCAATATATGAAGCAATAATATAATTTTCGTAAATACTGCGCCATAATAAAAAAGAATTCATCATCGAACCGTTATCAAGCAAACCAAACATATCAATAAAAGTTTGTAGCGATTTATTATACAATTTATTACAAGCATTTAATCTCTGCTTAAAAGTATCTTTATCTTTTTTATTATCAAAAGATTGTTTAATAAAACCGTTAATGTCCTGTAAAATTATAAAGAAAAAAGATAATTGTTTTATCATAATATGGAATTTTTCTTTTATAACGGTATTATTATTTTCTCTGCCGTTCCAAAAATCCTTTATGCTTGTTTCAATTTTTTCGCCTTTTAGATATATGTTAAAACCCTTTGCAAGTTCTTTATCGTCTTTTATTTTGGCTGTTTCCTTTAATATTTCGTTAATCATGTTTTCTCCTTATAAATTAAGAATATCAGACAATAATAATGATATTCAAGTATTAACCTAGCCCGAAAGTCATTTTTAACCTTCTTTTATATGATAAATAACATATTTTCTTTTTTAGGAAGGGGGAAAGCCTTCCCGCCTCGCTTCGAAGCCTTCGGCTTCTACGCTCCCCCCTTCTCCAATGGCTATACAGGTGAGAGAACACCATTTTGTTAATGTTTATGTTAGTGTTAATTGGTAGGAAGATTGTAGTGATAAAATTAATTTCAGTTCTGTTAAGTTTATCGGCTATGACCTTTTGGCACGATTTTTGCGGAGACAAAAATCGCGCCAACCCTACGGGACAGGTAGTTGTACATTATCATAGTTCGTAATCTTACCGTTTCCAACAAATATTTAATAAAGTAAAATAAGGTAAAAATTGCTTACGCAATTTTTTCTATATGTTCAGTCCTTGTTAATTTTATTGGCTGTAACAGGGGGCGTGATTTTTTCTTCATTGGCAGGGCATGAGTACCCCCGACAAGTGAAGGGTACTCACGCCCCGCCATAAAAAATCACACCCCCTGCGTTCCGCCGGCTTTATGTTAAAGGGCGCGGTTTTGGGTTTTATCTTTTTTCCTTCCAGTTGTGCGTTATACGATATATTTATTTACTACTTATCATTTTTTAACCTAGAAATAAAAGCGTAGTTTCCAGCCGTAAAAATATATCATGTTGTATGTTACGCGCCACAAAAAAATATTTTTCTTTTTTTCTTGACATGCTATACAAATAATTAGTATAATGGTTATATAACATAACTAACCATAAGTAAAAAATAATTTTACTTATGCTGTCCGCCGTATAGCAGGGCATAAAACAAAAAATAAAGCAATGTTCAGTTTTTATTTTAAGGTTGTTTTATGTCCGTTATACGCAATTATTCTAAAACAATAAAACGACCGCAGAAAAAACACTTTTCATAGCTACAGGGAGTTATTATGTATAACACAGAGTATAAAAAATTTTATACACCGCAGTTTTCAGAAACAGCGTCGGTATCGGTTCGCCGTTTCGCATGGTTTCTAAACAAGCCCATGACACAGGCAATAGAAAAATTAATCTTATTATTGCCGTTTATCATGGACAGTCAAAAAGTATGTCAGGCTTGCAAAGACAGCCGCAAATGTGGCACTTGCGTATTTAACATTAAAAAATTGTCAGAAGATGAACAATATAATATTCTTTCGGCAATTTAACATTTAAATCCTTGCCATTATTGGCAAGGGTTAAAAAGGGGTTTTTATGGCTACACATTATCAGGTAGATACAGAATATAAATTAACACATGGTAAGCCGTCATTATTAGACTTGTCATTAAACAGCGTAAAATCAGCAGTAACGACAATTCCTGTTATGTCAGGTAATTCAGTGTTAAAGACTTTCCGTATTTTCCGCACCTTAAAAGAAGCCCAAAATTTCATTGCATATCTAAAAGGTATATATAAAAACTATACCGCAACGCCGCCAGTATTGGATAGCGGACAAAAAAATCTATTTTAAGGAGTTTAATATGGCAGTAGGCAGAGCAGATTATCAGGAAAGAAAAGAAAACAAAATCGACAGGTATAATGCAAGGGCGAGAAAAGCAACCGCAGAAGCAAATCAGGAATTTAACAGAGCCAGTCAAATGGGCAGCGTTATTCCTTTCGGTCAGCCAATTTTAATTGGACATCACAGCGAAGGAAAGCATAGAGCATTATTAAAACGAATAGACAACGCCCACCGTAAAGCGCACGAAGCAGACGAAAGATCAGCCTATTATCAAGGCAGGGCAGAAAGCGCGGAAACCAATCACGCCATAAGCGGTGATGATACAGAAGCAGTCAGCCGCTTAAATGAAAAATTGGCGGAACTTGAAAAAACAAAAGAATTTTATAAAGCAGTTAATAAAGCATGGAAAAAAGGAAATGATGAGCTTTATATATTGGGCTTATCAGATACAGACATCGAAAAATTAAAAAAAGGAATGTATTCACATGAAACATTACCTTTTAAGATATGGCAATTAAGCAACCTAAACGCAGAAATCCGCAGAATAAAAAAACGCATTGAAGAATTAAGCAAACTGGATCAAATGAATGAAGAAAGCGTCAAATTCTCAAATGGTGAAATGCGAATAAACACAGAAATAAACCGTATACAATTTGTTTTTGATGAAATACCGCCGAAAGAAACCAGAAAATTATTAAAATCACATGGTTTCAAATGGTCTCCAAGAGAAAAGGCATGGCAAAGACAAAGAACGTTAAATGCCATAAATACAACTAATTGGCTGTTAAAAAACCACTTTCTAAAACAGTAATAAAAATCACCGTCAAGGTTTTTAATCTTGACGGCTAACAAATTATTGTATCCTTCCCTGACACCTGAAAGCAAAATCCGCTGACAGGTGTATTTTTCAAATAACAAGTAAAAATAATTAAGCCTTAGTTTTCAAAATAACCATGTGCTTTTTCGGAATAACAAGAGCAAAAGCGTCTCGCTTGCGGAAGCGTAAAGCCTTGATACCGTATTTCAATGAATTTTCAGTTTTGTCAAACCTTGTCAGCTCAATTCCTTTTCTGCTCCGATGATTTATCCGCTGAGGGTTCATAAAAACCGCAAACGGAGTATTTGCTTTAATGTCTCCGAATTGCGGCATAACATGACATTCGTGATAAGGGTACAAGTCAATAACGCCTGGCATTTTCTCCATAGGACGGCGGACAATCGGATTTCCGTTATCATCTTTCAATCTGAAAACTTGATTTAATACAGTTTCATGTAAGAACCAGCAACAGTCTTTCCGTTCTTCCGCAGGCACTTTCAAAGTAGCGTCCCTGAAATCTTCCCACGTTAAATCGTTAATATCGCCTGAGTCAATATCAACATTGACCGCCCTGTCAGTAGCAAGCGCACCTGTGAAAGGAGCGTTATCTGCAACTAGACATTGCTTGTCAAATTCACGAGCATAAGAGCCGATGAATTTTTTTACAAAAAGTTTTCCCAAATCGAGAAAACTATCCTCTTCAAATTCGTCATAAACACGAATAAAACCAGCGGCAGTCAAAGCCTTTAATTCGACATTTTCAATTTTTGGTTTATCCACTTCTTTTATCTCATCGCCGTATTTAGTCAGCCATTCAAGTTTGACATCGACTTCTTCCTCGACAGGGACAAGGACAGAAGCAGTAGTCATTGCCGTACTATCAACAAGCGACATCATGACGCTTTTCTTTTCAGCGATAGAGACAAGCTCATTTTCATAAGAAGGGTGGATCAGGAATTGATCAGGACTTTCCATATCACCCATAGCCGCAGCCCTTTGAGCAGTCCAGCCTTTACCCATAACCCAATTTACATCTTTAGGATTAGTCCAGTTTTCATTACCGAAGTTAGGCGAAAATCCCAACTCCGCAAGAATTGAATTATTACCCCGATAAGCCGCAGCGACACCACGCCCCAACTTGTAGTAAAGTTCATTTTGCGTCAGTTCCTTTGGATACGCCGCCTGCGTTTTCAATTCCTTGCGAAGTTCCCCGACAGTTTTTTCAAGAGCCGTAAATTGTTCCGACTGTCCGCCAGTAATTGTTTCAAGGGTTTTAGTAATTTCTTCCAAGATAATTTCCTTATCCTTGAAATACTCCGAAGCCTTAGCAGGGTCAGTAAACCCCGTACTTTCGACTTTTTTCATTTCCGCAATTTTCTTTTTAATTGCAACTAACAATTCGTCCATAGTATTCTCCTTAAATATTTTTTTAGCGGCATGGAAGCCGCTGTTTCCAATGTTTATGAAGTTTTTACAACGTAAAAACTTCGATCTAAATTTTCAGCATGGAAGCTGAAAATTCAGAAAGCCGCCAAAAAAATTCGGCAGACTAAAATCCTGTTTAGTTTCTTGTTTTTCCGCTTCTATACTTTTAGCAAGTGCGAACGGATTAGCAGGAACATTACAAATCGAAAATTCCAAAAGTTCCTGTTTGCGGAAAATTAAAAATGTACCGTCCTTGCTGTCCTCTTTTGACGGTATTTCAATCTCGATAACCCGAAAGCCTACAGAACCAGCCCGAATAACACCTGACTTAACACGCTGTTCAATCGACCACCCAAACGGATCAAACTCTTTAGAATTGAAATAAACAACGCCATGCAACCCATCATCATCAATCGTTAAGTTATCCATTTTGCCGATAGCAGGTATGTCGTAACGGTGCGCCCATTCCACAACAGGATTTTGCATATAACGCTTGAAATCCCACCCTTGCGGATCAACACGCTCGCCAAAGCGGTCAAGGTCAAAAGTTGATAAAGTCCATGCGAAACCATTACTTTCATTTTCAATCGCTAAACAAAACGGAACAGACGCAATCAATTCAACATCTTGCGTAACTTTAACAACACCAGACACATTTTTTTTAACGCCTAAGTAATCAAGCAAAACAGTAATATTATCCGCTTGATGATACTCTGCATTTTTAGTTCTAATAATCATTTTCAAACCTCCAATAATTATTTATTATTTAGAATAATCCCCTGTTCTTTAGCCCAACTAATAACTTCGCTTCTGTTTTTTGCGCCTAACTTTCTGAATATTTTTTCTTTGTGATAACAAACAGTTCTGTATTTAATATGCAATTCATCAGCAATTTCAGGGTCAGATTTAAGCAGTAATTTAATTATTTGTAATTCTCTTTTAGTCAAAGGAATATCAAAAATCGGAATTGTTAAATCACTATTGCAAGCCTGCGCGACATCATCAGGACAGTAAGTTACACCTAACATTATATTTTTAAGTATTTTATTAACTTTTTCGCTTTTTTCCCTTAACGAAATAAAACTTTCAGCCCCTGCGTGAATAAAACGTGCGGCATTAAAAGGCGGTATATCAGAAGCAGTCCAAATAATAATATGTAAATTTTCATTAGTTCTTTTTATCTTATACACATATTCATCGGTAACATTTTTATAAAAACAATTTTCAATAAAAATATATTTAGGAAAATAACTATTTATTCTTAAAAATAAATCCTTGTCATTATCTGCGATATATACACGAAAATTTATATCGCCAAGTTTTTCACTAAGCATATCAGCGAGAAAGCCAGCAGTAGAAGCAATGACAACAGAATTATTTATCATTGCTTACCTTCGTTATCATCAACAGAACCTAAATTTTTAGGTCTATGCCAAATATCGCCCCACGCTTTAGGTTCTTTGCCTCTCTCTTTTAACACATCATTAATGGTTTTTAACCCTGCGTTAATTTCCGCAATATCACGCTTACTCTGCGCGTCCTCATTATCCTGTAACTCTGGAATATCCCATAAATCAAATCTTCCGTTTTCCTTCAAACCGTAACGCATAAAAAACTGGCTTTCAAGAATTTGCTCGAATTGTTTTAATAACGGAATAAGAGTATATTGCCAAAACGCCGAGTGCTGCTCTTTAGTATCTTTACCGCTAAGAGCAGTTGACTTGTCAGAAATATTTGCAACTCTGGGCGGAATACCGTACTTAGCTAAAATCGTGTATAAGTTCCACCGCTTTAATTCAAAAAACTTTACAACATCAGGATTGAAACTTAACGCTTCAAAACTTGTTCCTTTACCCAAGACGGCAATTTTTCTTCCGGCTTTTACTTGTCCGTATTTGCTTTCCCATCTTCTTTCAAGTTGATCTGCTTCTTCGGGTCGTAATGTTTGATCTGTTTTTAACAAGCCTTGAGGAATAGCGTTATTTTTTAATAAAGTCGAATTACCTTTATTAGCGTAATAATCCTGTTCAATCTCCATAGTAAGAGACAAAAGAGGATTAACGCCGCGCAATGAATTATAAGGATTCCATTCCCGAAAATGGATCAGTTCGTCAGAAAAAATAGGTACAATTTCTGCGCCAGTATTGTAAAACCAACGCCGCTTGTTAGTAGAAAATTCTCCCTTCAAACTCATACCCTCGCTTTCAAGCATGAGTTTTCTGGGATTAAGAATAAAAATTTGTTTTGGAATTCCGCCGGAATAATCCGAGCCGAACCACCAAAACGCCTCGCCCTCTAAAAACCACCAAGCGGCGGTTTCCTTCCACAAATCAAATCTGCTTAATTGAGTATTGGGTCTGTGGAAAAGATTAAAGAGCGTTCCGCTTTTTAACTCAATTCCTTCTTTCTCAATAACAAAATCCGCTCGGGCAATATTGCGGATAAGGATATTAACCGCAATATTAACCCATGCGTTACAGTGAAAGGAATCGTTGAAGGGTTCTATATTAAATTTAAGAAAATCGTCATCAACGGACAATAGATTTTGGGCATTATTATCATCTTCTGACAAAGTTTTTTGCCTAACCTGCGGTTTAATTTTAGTTCGCTTGTAGTTGGGTAGTAACTTGTCAAATATACTCATGATAACCTCAATCCCGTTCTGCGAGAGCAGAACAGTAAATCGGACATGAAACGCAGTTTCATGACATTATCACTCCCATTTGAACATCAGAAAATATCGCATAACGTAAAGCATCAAGATAATGGTCGTTTACTTTTACAATCTCGCCACTTTCATCTCTGCAATAATCCCATATTTCACTTAACACACCAGTACACTTCTCACAAACAAAGAATTGACCGCGCTCGATTTTCGCGTTGATAAAATCAATACCGCTGTCAACAGAATTATTCGCCTTAATGCCGCCAGTTATTTCTTGTATTCGTTCACCGCCTGCTGGATCGCAATAAACAGGAAGTCCCATATCATCAGGATTATCAAACCAACCTCTAGCGTTGATTTCTTCATTAAAAGATTGAGTAGTCATGTTAAACGCGCCGTAGTCGCATAACACATAAATCACATCACCAAGCCAAGCGATTTTTACAAAAGTGATATTCAATCCGAAGTCTTGCCCTGCGGCGTAACGGTCAAACTTTTCAGGCAATTCAGATACTTTAATGATCATACTTTCGTCAAAGCGGTCGTATATAACGCCCTCTGCCTTGACCCATAAACCGTCTCTGAACCTTGCTTTTTGTTTTTCAGGAAGAACATCGAGAATGTCTGTTATATAATCTTCCGGCAGATTTTCTCTGTTATCTTCAGGATTAAGAAGCATAGAAGCGTAAAGTTCTGGTTTTTCAAGCGGATCGCCGGAAAGAAAAGTTTTTTTAAGTACGAATATTTTATAAGCCCAATGTAAAGGCGAACCCGGATTGCAATCATAGAAAAATAAATTCCTGCAACCTTCAATTCTCATAGCCAATCTTGAATAAGCGGTAGTAACAGCGGCGTAACTTAACTGTGAAATTTCGTTAAAATAAATCGTGTTATATTCATGTCCGAGTATTTTATCCGCTTGCTCTTTATCACCCAAACCGCCAATCCAAATTTCAGAACCGTTAAACAGCGTGATAACGCTTTCATGTACTAAATATTTATATCCTGAATTCCCGACAGTATTATCAAGGCAGGGAAAAAGCGTCTCACGCAAAACTGATGATTTAGCGTCTTTCGCTCTATATCTGCATACCAAAT